TTAGAAAATAGAGATAGAACATATGATCCAAATATTTATAGATTACGTGGTCATTATAATGTACAGAATTTAGATTTTGATTTAAGTCAATTTGGTTTATTCTTAAACAATGATATTGTATTCATTACTGTTCATTATAACGATATGATTGATATTGTCGGTCGGAAACTAATGGTAGGTGATGTATTAGAATTACCCCACTTATTAGATTATAATCCATTAAAAGAAACTATACCAGTTGCATTAAAACGATTTATGCAAATTACTGATGCTAATTATGCGAGTGAAGGTTTCAGTCAAACTTGGTTCCCGCATTTATGGCGTATTAAATGTGAACCACTAGTTGATAGTGAGGAATTTAGTCAGATATTGCAAGAGCCTATTAATCAAGATAATTATCTAGGCGTATGGGATATAACTAAACCATACCCGGAAGGATATATTATTAGTTACGGTGATAAGAATTATATTTCCATCACTGATGTTCCTGCAGGTACTAATCCACCAAATAATGATTATTGGAGATTAACTGAAGAACAGAATCTTAAAGATATTCTTTCTACATATAATCAGAATATTGCAATTAATAATGCTAACCTTGAAGAGGCAAAACGATTACTACCTAAGTCCGGATATGATACTAGTAATTTATATATTGTACCTACATACGGTGTATATAGTGAAAATGGTGTACCTTCAAATGAGTATAATCAGCCTGCGCCGCCAGTTAATGTTATATCTAGTACAGGTTCTCCGATGCCAGTGGTTGAAATTTTCAATAGCACTGAATATGTAAATGATAGTCCATATATAAGAATTCCATCTGCTACCGTAGGTATGATTTGGACTCAAATATTAGATGCAGGATTCCCCGGAATACCGTCATCACCTAGTATCAAACCTGCAATGGTATTATCAGCAATGCAGTTTGCACCTTCTAGGACAGAAAGTGGTTCAGGTCCAGTAGAGCGTGAGGTCGTATTAACAATTGATAGTATGATGACTATAACCGGTCCATATGGTACGGCTGATAATACATATGCAACAGCAGATCAAAATCCAGAGGCACCGGGCTTTACTGATGAAATTACTCCTGTTATGGACTTCAGAGCAGACTGTGATCCTAGATTCCAATTCATTGCTCGCAGTAGCCCAAGAAGCTTTGGTTATGCCGCTGGGTATTTAACCGGTGACGGACAAGCTCCCAATGGATATCCAACTGGGGCGGGAATAGCCTTTCCGCAAAATCCCCAAGTTGGAGATTACTTCTTACGAATTGATTACTTGCCACAACTTCTATATCGATGGGACGGCCAGATGTGGATTAGAATTAGTAAAAATGTCCGAACAGAGACAGCATTTACTAGTGATGATAAATCACAGACAGCAAGTTTCATAAATAACAGTAATGTAACAGTTACAACATCGGGTGTAGTAATCCCACAGAAACAAGCATTGTCTACTATGTTATCTATTGCACCAGATCCACTACCACCTAGACCTTAAAGAATAATATATGGCCGCTTTCTTCTATGATAATCAAATACGCAGATTTATAATTCAATTTGCAAAAATATTCAGTTCTTGGTATGTTACCAAAGGTAAAGACCCCAGTGGCAATGAAATACTGGTTCGTGTTCCTATCATGTATGGTGATTCAAGTAGACAGGCTAGTACAATCATTGCTAACAACAGTGCTAGCAATTTACCAAGTGCGCCACTAATTACATATTATATCAGTGGGTTAGAATATGATCAAAGACGCACACAAGACCCAACATATGTTGATAGAATTAATGTTCGCCAAAGAACATTGAATGTTGAAACAGGACAATATGAACAAACGCAAGGACAAGCATTTACAGTTGAAAGATTGATGCCCGTACCTTATACTCTACGAGTAACTGTAGATTTTTGGACTACCAACTATCAGCAAAAACTTGAATTGATTGAGCAATTAGGTACGCTTTTTAATCCTTCAATGGAAATTCAAAGCACTGACAATTTCATTGATTGGACTAGTTTAAGTGTTGTATACCAAGATGGCTTAACTTTTAGTAGCCGTACTATCCCACAAGGAACTGCTAATCCAATTGATGTTATGTCATGGAAATTCTATATGCCTATATGGTTAAGCAACGCCGCTAAACTTAAAAAGCTTGGTGTTGTTGAAAAAATTATTGCAAGTATCTTTAAAGGAAAAGCACTACAGGATATACAAGATGATGATCTCTTATTGGGAACTCGTCCAAAAATAACACCGTACGGGTATAAAGTATTATTGATGGGGAACAGACTTCAATTATTACCAGTTGAAACTAGTGGATATGTCAGTAACATTAACTTAAATTATCCCAATCCACCTGACACTGGTTTATATTGGACAAGTTTATTAAATGTCTACGGCACAGTAAGACCAGGAATTAGTCAAATATGGTTACAGAATCCATATATGGATACTGAAATTGTGGGAACAATTGTACCAGATCCAACTGATGATCGACTGTTAATATATGAGATCGACACTGATACCTTGCCACAAAATACTTTAAATCCAGTTACTAGTGTCATCAATCCATTAATGTCAGGACCTAATGCAGGATTACCAGGACCTGTTAATGGTACAAGGTATCTTCTTGTAGAATCTATAGGTAGCGAGAATAATACAACAGTGGCCTGGGGCGATTTAATTGCAAATGCAAATGATATCGTAGAATATGACGCAGATTCTGGAACGTGGTATGTAAGTTTTGACAGTCAGGCTTCCACTACAGTTGAGTATGTAACCAACTTAACCACAAGTATTCAATATCGTTATACACCCGACGGAGTATGGATGAAGTCATTTGAAGGCTGGTACGATCAAGGAAATTATTCTATTGTAATCTAATACTGTGATAAATCATAGTATGAGCAATATTTCTGCAGGAGTTTTTTTCTATTCTGAAACCACCGATCGTTTTCTATACCTATTGAGGAATGATTCTAAAAATTTAGGTAATTGGGGTATACCGGGCGGGAAAATAGAAATAGAAGAAACCCTTATAGAAGGCATAGAACGTGAGTGCATGGAAGAAGTAAACTATTTTCCAAAAAATGCCAAACTTATACCTATACAGAAATTTGTTAATAACTCATTTACCTATCACACCTTTTTTTGCAAAATAAAAGATGAATTTGTGCCTATATTAAATGATGAACATTGTGGTTATGCTTGGGTAGGTGATAATCAATATCCCAAACCATTGCATCCGGGACTATTTAATACAGTAAATTTTGATGTTGTTCAAAAGAAATTAAACACACTTACAAAAAAAGCGACCTAAGTCGCTTTTTTTATTTTAGCAATTTTGCTATCGTATCAAACCCCAATGATCCTATTACAACTCCTGCACCCATCAACATCCATCTCCACTTTTCTAATGCGGTGATTTTGTCAGACATGGCTTGATGTGCATTTGTGCTAGCATCTTTCATAGCCTTCAACATTACCTTAGTATCATCATTGTTCTTAACCATTTCAGCATGAATATCCTTGATATCAGATTTTATTTCGCTGATATCATCTGTGATATTTTGTACCTGAACTTGAAGAACTGCGACTTCAGTTTCTGTTTTTGGCATTTTAATTGTTCTAGTTGTTGAAGTCGCCATGATTAAGCACCAGCAATAGTCACGATTGGGTTAGGCTGTCCACCGTATGTATTAGCGGCGTACGCTGTGTTGAATGTAGCGATAACATCAGGGTTAACACTGTTAACAACAGCAGTACCTGTGCCAGAACCAGCACCAGTAGCAACGAATGAAACACCTGTCATGTTAGATGCTGCACCAACTGCTGCCCAGTTTGTATTACCTGAACTATAGATTGTGTATGTTGTACCTGCAACTAATGAACCAGCTGCAACTTGTGTTGGGAAGATTTCAGAGTTGTAGCTATTAATACTAGCAACATACGCTGTACCAGAGGCTGCATCAGTAGACAAGATATTGAATGTGTTTGGTGTCAATGCTGTGTTAGCGACATTAGCTGTATAGGCTGCACCTAGAGTACCAGTGACTGTACCTTGTACCAAGTACTTTGTCTTACCTTTTTGACGCACAATATAACCTGCTTCTGGTAGTGCTTGAATGAATGGATCACCTTGGCTAGTAACACCGGTTGCTCCATTTGCTGCATTACCAGTCAACACAACTTGTTGTTGTGTTGCATTAGGAGTACCTGTTGCGTTAGTTAATGTAACTGCTGTACCGCCCGGGGTAGTCGCAACAGTAAATGCAGATGCGTTAGCAACAGCCTTAACCCAATATGTTGTACCTGTGAATAAACCACCAATGTTAGCACTGAATGCTACAGGACCATCAACAACTAGAGTTTGTGCATTACCACTTGTGCGAACAAAGTTACCCGTTGCTTGAGTGTTTGCAACAGCAACAGTTGTATTGCCACCTGTAGCCGATGTAGTACCAACTAATGTAACTGGTCCATTACCACCATCATATACTGCAAACAAGATTGTACCTGCGGCTACGTTTGCAAAATCAGTTCCTACACCAACTACTACGTTACTTGATGTATTTGCAATAATAGTACCTGTACCATTAGAACCAAATGCTACATTGCATAGAACTTGATTACCAATGATTGCTGTATTGCCACCAACTACACCATATGTATTGGCGTTTGTCGATGGGAAACCTGCACCAGATTCTGGATTGTTGAAGTATGCATCAACTACACCTACTGATGCAGAAACTGAACCACCGGTAGTATCAGATAATGCAACTGGTGTGCGTGTTGTGTTTGCACTTAAATCAGTAGCAGAAGCTGTGAAATTATTTGCATCAACGACTGTTAAAACCCAGTATGTTGTGTTAGATGTTAGACCACCAACTGATGTGGCTACCACGAATGGCATACCAGCGATAACGCCTAATGTTGTTAAGTTTTGTGATACGGTAACATAATCTGTTGCCGCTGTTGTATCAGTGATTGTTAAGACTGCTTGAGCCTTTGCGATTTTTAGAGGACGTCCCATT